ACCTGAGCTTCTGTTAAAGCTCTGCATTTGGTCTATTAGTTGTTTACGCATACGTTTTTCTAAGTCCTTTGCTGTAGGACCTATACCTCCAGATGTACCTTCTTCTGTTTCTGACTCTTCACCTTCAGTTCCATCAGTACCTGATGCTGCACTAGGCTGCGCATAAACTTCATCAGGTTTATCCATAAACATGTCAAGTACTGTTGATAGTCCTTCTGCTACTTTTTGTACTTTTCTATAAGATACTTTGTCTGAATACGTATAACTATTACTTTTAGAAAGTAATCTATCGAAAAAATGTCCAATTTGATTAAGTGCAAATTGTAGTTCTTCTTGTCTTACTGGTGATATTTCAGGGTTTGTAATAGCGTGTGCCATTATATTTTTGAATGCTCTATACTCTTCACCACGTTTAAATCGGTCTAAACGAGATGCATAACTGTACTTATGATACTCTCTGTTTTCATCGCCTGTTTGATAATATCTATGTGTTTCATCAATTGTATTTGTAACCCAGTTGCTAGCTAGACCATACAATATAATTTCAGTTATACTACCTTCATAAACTAATCTTGTAGTTTGCATTCTTATAATATCTATACAACTAGAAGGTTCGTTAATACCAAGTCCATTAATAAACAATAAATAATTAACTCGTATTTCTTCTAACACTTCTATTGCTTCTTTACGTGTGCCACGCATTAGTTTACCCATAGTTTTAGGTGACCATTTAGCATGACCTAGCTCGTGTCTACGTATCATACGACTATGATTAAGACCACATTTGTCACATGCTTGGTCAAGTGGTACTGTCATCTGTTTATTTAGATTATCTGTAGATGCAATATCACCTGGTACTAGTTCATTAACTTGCCAGTTGTCACCTGTAACTATTTCTGGATATGGATATGCTTTATGCATCAGCTTTCGCCAATACAGTTGCATCGATTAACTCATCTGCTTTGTCAGCAAAAATAAGTTTAGCTGCTGTTTCTTGTGAGAAACCTTTGTCTTGCAATGCAAAGAACTCTGTCCAAGCACGAAGCGACACACGTTCTTCAGGGTCTTCAACTAATGTTGTATCCTTAATTACTTTGTGCCATTCTTCCGGAAACTTCTCCATAGCTTTAGGGTGTACAGTATCAACGTGTATCTTAACTGGAAACCTATCTTTCAATGCTGGCGGCAATGAAGATGGTGGGCTGTTAGTAGTAGCTACTACCTGAAACCCTTCAGCTGGTCGTACTGTTTCTTTATTGTCATTATTCAATGTCAACATAGCTATGTCTTGGTCGTCAAGAATTGCATGCAAGAATGTCATCGCATCTGGGGAAGCGTGGTCTATCTCGTTGATAACCAATCTACCTCCATTACGCCACGACTGTATTGCAATACCGTCATGCCATTCGAAACTGCCATCCTTGCTAGGCATATAAAAGCCTTCCAAGTTTGCAGCGGCAGTATCTTCTGTCATTGTTATTTGATATATATTTGGATTACCATTTATATCTAATGGTGTGCTTTGTTTTACTGCACTGTATGTTTTACCTGTACCTGGTGGGCCATAGAGTAATACTCTACGTGACTTTCCTAGTACAGATGCAACTAATTTCCAACAATCATCCATTGTTATTTCCTTTCTATATTATTTCTTGTTCTGTAGGTATCCATTGACAGTAAATGTCAATAGCTCCTTCAGAGTTTTTTCTTTGTAGTACCTCAAACTTACCTTTAGTAGCAAGATGAGATATATTTGATTGAGTCATAGACTCTATGTTTGCTTTAACACCACTGATAAATTTATCTGACTTACCTATTACGTACCAAGTATTAGGACTTGCCAGTAATATTTTTACTTTATCATCTGTTAGCAGTTTAGGTTGTTTACCTCTACGTCTAACAGCTGGTGGTGTAGCCGCATACATACCTTCAGGTAGTGTCATTACCCTCCTTTCTTAGAAACTCTTCTGCTTCATCACCAATATTACTTACGTTATTGATGACAAGATTAATAGTTTCTTCATTCATTTCTTCAATATCAGATTCTTTAGTTACTTGTATAGCTTTATAATCTTCCATCATAAAAGCTTTGAACATATTTTCGTCAATGAATTTTGCATGAAGCTTTCTAAGGTCGTCAAGAGTTGGATTAGGTCCAAGTATTTTCTCAGCTATATCATCTGGTGGTAGCCAGTCTGTCATTACTTCTGCTCTAGCAGACATATCAATACGTTGTGCATATTGTATAGCTGTTACGTGGTCTGGTGCATCAACGTGAACAACTCTTGCAAACGTACCTTTATTATCGCCTGGTTTATTTTGAATAAACGTAACAATATAATGGTCGATTGATGGTTCTGCTGATATACCTTCTATATCTTCATTATCATACATAGTTTTCCCTTCTGTTAATGTAATCTGTCTGTCAATAGTGCAGACAGATTACATATTTTTTACTTTAGTGCTATATCATATAGCTCAGTACTTACACTTCGGATAACTTTATTGGGCAATTAGAACACCGATTTTGTATAAGTACTAAGCTATCTATGTTCAGTCATTTAAGCAACAGGGCAGCTGCAATTCTTACTAATAGATAGCTTGTAACACACAACTTGTTCTCTTAACGAGGAACATTAAAAGCTCGTGAATTGCTTTTAGTAATGTGCTACAAGCTACCTACATTTTGGTCTAATGGCTTGCAAAGGGGTACAAGCAATGTAAGTAGCTGCGTTTCTTATTTAAACATACTGTCTATTTTATCTCTACTTTCTTGTAAAGATTTTATATGTTCTGCTTTAACTTCTTTACCATTATTAAATGGATATATAGTTTGTCCAGAATCTTGTCCAAATTCAATGTCCCATTTATTATTTATATTTACATTGTACTTGGTAGCTATTTCTTGTAGTAACAAGAATGGTTCTCCCCAAGCAGACTCAAATCCTACGTATAAAACTTCGCCATCCCACTTGATAGTAGTTTGACAGTCACCCCATTTAGTTCCCCAGTTGTTATACTGCCAGTCAATTGATTTGTATGTACCATACTTTTCAACAAGCTCTAGCTTAAACATATCTAGTAATGGTCGTACACCATCTTCGTCTTCGTACCAAGCATCGTGTCTAACACCATCAATATTTCTTGAACCTTGATGTATGTTTTCTAGTTCTGTAGGTGTTGGATATACATTTGTTAATGCATATGTTCCATCTTCATTAGTAATGTCAGCTATAAGTTTTTCAACGTCAGCTGTTTTACCAATGATAGTGGCCTGATTATCAGTCCAGTTTGGCATTTTTATTCCTTTCTTTCCAATCTGCATAATGAAAGTTGCAAACAACACGCATTTTTTCACCATCATCAGCAAATTTAATTGCATTAAAGTTCTTTGGATTTATTTCTGTACCACAATTTGGTGTTGTACATATCATCTTATTCTTCTTCCTTAATTAATGTATTAAAAGCTTTTGTAACTTGATATTCAATAGCTTCTTTTAACATACGACACCAGCCACGAACAAATGAATTTAACTGTGTATTAATACCAGCATTATATAAATCTCTTCGTGTCCAGTTAATAATATTAATTAATTGTTCTTTAGATAGTTCTTTTAATTTATCTTCTGTATCCATAATTCCCTTTCGTATACAGACTGTTGTCTGTCATAAGTACAGACAACAGACTGTAATATATACGTACTTTTAATTAAAATGGTGGTTCACCAAAATCTACATCAAGTTTCATATCGATACCTAATGCCATTAAATCTGCCCTATAGTTATCTTCTGATTTATTTTCATGAAACAATATGACACCTTGTCCTACTTGGCGTCTTAATATTTCATAATCAGTTATATTTAATAGTGGCTCTAATGTTTCTAGTGCCTGTTTTATATTGACAATATCCATTGTAGATATCCCCTTTCTTTTATCTATTATACAGAAGTTATATATATAACTTCTATAAAGCGTGCTATTTCTAACACGCTCTAAGAAGCTACAAATTAGTAGGGTGCTACTTCTTCCATAACTTCGACATCAAGGACTGCGTCCTCAATAGCTACGTCTTCTGACACGCTTTCAGCTTCTGATTTGTTTGCTTCTTCACGTGATTTCTTAGATGTAGGACTTGCATTATGTAGTTCCAATAATGCCCATTTATTTATATGCAATGGGATAGTTACCTTTTCCCCTTTGATATATGTTGTAATAAATGTTACGTCTTTCCACTCAGTGATTTGCTCACCAGTGATACCACATACCATTTCATAGTTTAACTTACTTGCCATTAGTACTCCTTTCATAATATTCTTAATAGCAACGATATATATATATTTTATATACATATCAGTCTGTCAGTCATTGGCACTGACAGAGTGATATATACATTACCAATTTAATATTTTTTGTTTAATTTATCTACAAGAACGCCACTTAATAACCAACTAATTGCAGTTAATAAGACTAATAAAAATACACTAAACATTATTTACCTTTCTATATTTCTTATCAATTAATTTCCAAAAATATTTATATACATATCTATAATACAAATAAGCACGCCAATTAATTTCTAAAAAATTAACTCTTATTTCATTTATTTCTTTATATTTCTTTAACATATCTATTCCTTTCTTTTATATAGATATCAACTAGTACTGTCACTGGTACAGTACTAGATGATATTTATTTAAATATACTTAAAGCAAGTTGTTTTATAGAATTACCATTTAAGTCACGCTTGCTCCATTCCCAAAGGTTTTCGCCTTTGTTATATAACTCAACACCACATTGGTAGTGTAAGTTAAGTGGATAGCGTATAAGCTCGCCCTGACTGTCTCGCTTTGTACCAGCTTTCCAGTAGGTTTCGCCTTTATGTACAATATTGTATTTACAATACTTACATACTTTTGGTTTAGTCCAGTTATAATTTGACATAATCATTCCTTTCTTTATATAACTATACTTACTTACAGTATTCTGTAATCGATGGATTTACAGAATACTGTATGATAAGTACAGAACTTATCAATAACCTAAACGCTTCGCTAGGTTATATGTACCTAACTCATAGGCACAAGATTGGCATACTGATACAGTTTCATCAGTATATTTATTAGTAGTTATTAACTGTGGTTCAGTTAAGCTTTCACATACAAAACAATTCATAATGTTTCCTTTCTGTAATTGAATTATATTCGAAGGATATATAATTCATATTACTGTAAGGGAATATATTAAACCGACATACCCCTGTATTTAATTTCAAATGTACTTATTTCCTAAGTATATTTATACAGTATACTGTATACAGTATGTGTAGACAGTAAATATATTCCGAAGGATAATATATTTATTGTTTCTACATATCTGTTTGACTTACATATGTTAATCTGAGTCCTTTACATATTGTACGTAAGTCTAAAAAAATATGTTGGTAATTCTGTACTACAGTAAAACCCCAATGTCTATAGTCTTTTTGTGCGTGAGCGGGCATATGGGGGAGGGGAGTCTGACTTAAACTTTTCTTTAGTCCTTGGGTACTGCCTTTGTCTTTCTAGTGTACAGTTTTACCTGTCAGCAGCTTTTGATGTCCCGGTCACCGCTTTACCTGTAACAAAATACTTGTTTTAAGTGTTTGTATTTAACTGAACTATAGCATATAATTCAATCTATACAACAATCTACAAGGAAGTAGAATTTATGCCAAATTATGTGGTATGTCATGCACCAAGTTGCAAGAAGAGATTAACTGGTAAACAAAAGAAATTTTGTTCCCCTAAGTGTTCTAAACGTGTCTGGGCAGCAGCTAATAGATACAACAAGAAAATTGATGCAAAACCGATTAATATAGAACGTAAGTCTGACGAGGGCGACTACGCTAGCGTCAGAAGAGGGCAGTATTACCAAGCTTTCGTAAGCGAAGGTATAGCTGAAACAGTTGCAACTGGCGACATGGCAGTAGCTGAGGCAGCTTCCCTCCTTGGTTGCACATCGGCTACTGTCAGTCGTATGCTCGCTGCCTACAAGATTGACTTACGTAACTCAGTAGCAGCAGAAGATTGGGAGTTATCCGAAGATGCCAAAGCTGCATTAGAAAATTTTTCAAGCTTCCGCGATAAATACTTCCGTACCGAACTAGGTAAGAAGTATGAAACCGCGCCTTTTCATACTAACTGGATAAATAACATTATTGAATCTATAGAAGAAGGTAAAGAATTATTAATACTGTCACCCCCACGACACGGTAAAACAGAACTTCTTATACACTTTGCTGTATATCAGATATGCCGTAACCCCAATGTACGTATTATGTGGGTAGGTGGTAACGAAGATATTGCAAAGAATGCGTTATCTGCTGTACTTGATGTACTAGATACAAACGAAGAGTTACGAGAAGCATACTGTCCTCCTGGACAAAACTTTAAACCAGATAACAGGTCAGGTAAAAACTGGTCACAAAATCAATTTACTGTAGGTACTAGAACAGTTGCAGGTATTAAATCTCCAACTATGGTTGCTGTAGGTAAGGGTGGTAAAATTCTATCACGTGACTGTGACATAATAATTGCAGACGACATTGAGGACCATCAAACTACACAACAACCTGGTGCTAGAGAAAGTACAAGACAATGGTGGACTACTACACTATCAAGTCGTAAAGAGGAACATACAGCTGTAGTTGTAATTGGGTCAAGACAGCACCCTGATGATTTATATAATCACTTGCTTGAATCAGATAATTTTACAAGCATTGTAGAAACTGCACACAAACTTGATTGTGAAATACCAGAACATTCAGAAGAAGAACACATTGAGTGTATGTTATGGCCTACTAAACGTTCTTTTAAATGGTTAATGTCTAGGTTGCATTCTGCTGAATCTACAGGTGGTAGGCAGACATTCGAAATGGTTTATTACAACCAAGCATATGTAGAAGGTACACAAATCTTTACTATGAATATCATTGACCAATGTATGCGACCTGACTTAGTACTAGGACAAGTATATAAAAACTTGTATCTTGTTGCTGGACTTGACCCTGCATCATCTGGTTACCAAGCATCCGTACTTTGGGGTATAGACCAGTACAGAGGTGAATTATATTTAGTAGATTTAGAAAACAAACGTGGTGGTGGTATTAGGGCTGCGTTAGACCAAATGGCACAATGGTTACATGATTATGATTGTAGACATTGGATAGTAGAAGAAAACGGATTTCAAACTGCAATTCGTCAAGATGCAGCTATAAAGGAATTTACATTGCGTACTGGTATTACTGTACAAGGTCATTTAACAGGTAAAAACAAACATGACCCTCTGTATGGTGTAGGTGCAATGGCAGACCTATTTGAAGATAAACGTATACATCTTCCTGTAGGTGATGGTATGTCAAATGCAAAAGTACAACAATACAGGCAACAACTGTTATACTTTGATGGTAAACCTGTTTCT